GCCGCTTTGATGAAGTCCAAAAATGCTGTCATTATTTTTCTGGCAAGCGCGTTGAAATACGCATCTTAAATGAAGAGCTTGCCATGCGAAAATGCCTTCGTTGCACCAGAAATTTCGAAAGCACTCATAAGGGCAACCGCATCTGCGCGCGTTGTAAAAACAAGCCAAACTTTCAAAAAGAACTTGGCGGCCTTGATGAATATAGGGTGGCAACATGATTGCCGTGACCCTTAACAGCTATGAACTGGCGCAGGCTGGCACAACCGGCTTGCTGCGCAATATTGCGGCGCTGAAACGCGGTTATAAAAACAAGAATGAGAACGCCAACTGGCAGAACCATGTGGAAGGCGCTTGCGGTGAAGTTGCCGTTGCCAAACTGCTTGGCAAATATTGGGGCGGCTCGATCAATACATTTAAAGAGGGTGGCGATCTGGACTCGACTGGTTGGGAAGTCAGGACGCGTTCTAACCATCATTATGACCTAATTATCCGCAAAGATGATGCTGATGATCGGGTTTTTATTTTAGTAACCGGCAATGCGCCAAATTATCAGGTGCATGGCTGGATTTTAGCTGCCGATGGAAAGCAGCCTAAATGGCTCAAAGATCATGGCGGTCATGGAGACGCCTATTTTGTGCCGAAAGACGCATTGCGTAGATTGGGAGATTTAGATGAGCATAAAGGCAGTAACGTGGGCGTTTGAACAGAAGCTGGACGATCCTATCGCAAAGCTTGTTTTGATTGCTATCTGCGACCGTTTCAACCCTGATGTCGGCTATGCTTGGCCGTCTGTGCAATGGCTGGCTGATGTTGCAGATTGCAGCCATAGAACAGCGCAAAACAAAATCAAGCTTCTTGAGGAACTTGGTTTTGTGGTTAAAAGCTATGTCCGCGATGGAAATACCAACCTTGCCAACCGTTACCGTTTACCAAGTTTGGAGGGGGGTGCAAATGGTGCAGGGGTGCAAGAGCTGGTGCATGAGGGGGGTGCAGCCTGCTTGCATGAGGGGGGTGAAGATAGCGTTCACCCAAACTATAGAAACGATATTAACAATAAAGATATCTCCATTTCGTTTTCAAAGTGGTGGGATGAAGCCCCCAAAAAGATAGGCAAGAAAGCAGCCCTTCGCGCTTACAAGACAGCGCTAAAGGATACCGATGCAGATATGTTGCTGGAAGGCATCAAGGCCTATAGCGCAAAGGTTAAAAGCGAACAAACCGATGCAAAATATATTTGCCATCCTGTCACATGGTTAAATCAAGGGCGTTGGGAAGATGTTGAACTAGCCACAACCCCAAAGCACGAAAACTTCGGAATCAGCCAACGCTGGTTCCCATCAACGAAAGATGAGTTTTTGTCCAAATATAACGCGATGCCAAATTACTATGAAAAAAGCCGGCCAGATATTATTTCGCTGGCAAAGCAGAAAGGATGGTTTGATGCCTGATAACGATGTGCTTTTGCCGACACCTGAGTTTTTAGCAAAACATTCGATAGAGGAGATCGAAACCAGACAGGCCGGCAAAAAGCGTATCCGCGTCACTGACCAACTTTGGATTGATTATTATCTGAAGCATAAGCACATCCAGCCGTACCAGTACGCAGCCGCGACAAGGCTGTTGGCGCTATATCGCGCCGCAGGCCGCGCGCAGAAGATGACCGGCAGCATGGAAGGGATGCCCAAAGGCGGCAGCGCAGAGATGACAGAGCGCGCATCTGATGCTTTTGCTGACTTTAACAAGATAGCGCGGCGCATGGGCAGGGAAAGCTATAGCTGCGTGGAAGAAGTTGTGCTGCATGATCGAAGCGCTGCGGATTGGGCTAGACAAAAAGGGCGCAACCCAAAGGCTGCGCCGGAGATATTAAGGCTTTGTCTTGATGATCTAGACGATGCGTTCACAAAAATTCACAGCCGCTAGTTTTGGGTTCAAGTTTCTTCAAACCCCATTCTGCTATGATTTGGCTTTAAACCTTTCGCCGGCTGTCTTTAGCAAGTTTTCTGCATAACGCGCATTTTCGTTGCTGTCTTGCTTATGTATTTCATCAACCTGTTTTCTGATGTTATTAGCCAAGCCCCATTGCGTTCCACCATTCATTGCATGTCTGACCAATTCTTTTTGGTCAAGGCGTTCCAATATGGTTTTGCCTTTACCTTTATAATCAGCATATCCAGCTTCTATATCGCAAATACCGTCAACCCATGCGGCGCCAAGCTTATCAGCATCATCAACTAATGGCTGAACCTTGTCTATCAGATCGCGGGCTTCGGCAATAAAATCGCTCAAACGCTCGCTGCCTGCTTCTGGATCGCCTTCAAACCAGCTCAAACCGTGCTGACCTATTATCTCAGCATCAACAACGGCAGCCCTGCCGTTGGGCGTTTCTTTAAGGGCAACAGCCCTGTCTTTCAGTAATCGCTGCAAATCATGCAGCATTTCGCCCGCATTCATGTTCAATCTCCTCATCTTCTGTTAATTGGCGCCAGCCGCGCCCATCGCAGTCAAGGCAGCCGCGCAGTTCGCCAAAGCGCTCAACGCAGCTTTCGCATTCTGCAACGGTTTCCCAACCTATATCGGCGTGTCTGTAAAGCTTTAGCAGCGCAGGCACTAGCTAATCAGCCAAGCAAACGCTTGCCAAAAATAGCTATCTTTGCCGCCAATCATGCTGATCGCAATCGGGCAAAGCACACCGCCAAACAGCGCAAGTTCAATAAAAAAGCCTTTTGTGTCGTTATTCATATCAACCTCCTGTTTTATTACTCTGAGGCATATTATGCGCATTAATTTGGATAATCAACAATAAATCGCTCATATATGCGCATATGCTTGCAAGTGGGGGCGGAAGGTGATATGGTCTAGGCAGAATAAAATTATTCCCTAAAATATAAATGAGACAACTCGATGCGAGACCTCGATGTGGTATGGCATGGCGTTACAGCGCTGACGCCATACGCCAGAAACAGCCGGACGCATTCCGATGAGCAAGTGGCACAGGTTGCCGCCTCTATTAAGGAATTTGGCTGGACAAACCCTATCCTGATTGATGAGGACAAAAGCATCATCGCCGGTCATGGGCGCCTACAAGCTGCGCAGCGGCTTGGCGAAGATAAGGTGCCAACAATAACGCTGACAGGCTTAACTGATGCGCAGAAGCGCGCTTATGTCATAGCTGACAACAAGCTGGCGCTGAACGCTGGTTGGGATGAGGAAATGCTAAAGATCGAAGTCAACGATCTTTTGGGCGAAGGTTTTGATATTGATCTGATAGGCTTTGACCCTGCGGAGATAGATGCGCTTCTTGACCATAACGATGAAAATGAAGTCACTGATACGGCTGTCAAAGGCTCGCTATCGGATCGCTTTGGTGTACCGCCATTCAGCGTCATGTCAGCTCGCGAAGGCTGGTGGCAAAACCGCAAGCGCGGCTGGCTGGCATTAGGCATCAAGAGCGAACTAGGGCGCGGTGATAACGCTGCGCCAAGCGGAAGCGCAAGGCCTGCAACAGATTACAGCAAGAGCAAGGCTATAGGCGATGGACATGGCAGGGCTATGCCTGAATCTATGCTTGGCAAGACCTACGGCGGTCAAGACAGGCTGAACGCTTTAATGGGCGGCAAGCCTGACGATATGAACGCCACAAGCATTTTTGACCCTGTTCTTTGCGAACTTGGTTATAGCTGGTTCAGCCCTAAAGATGGGGTCATTTTAGACCCATTTGCAGGCGGTTCCGTTAGGGGCGTTGTTGCCTCTAAGCTTGGCCGACAATATGTTGGGATAGAGTTACGCGCCGAACAGGTTGAAGCAAACCGGCAGCAAGGCGATGATATTTGCGATGATCCGATGCCAGTATGGCACACAGGCGACAGCCGCAATATTGGCAAGCTTGCTGAAGGCATACAAGCTGACCTGATATATAGCTGCCCGCCATATGCTGACTTGGAAGTTTATAGCGATAATCCGGCTGATCTATCAACGCTTGGTTATAATGAGTTCAAACAGGCCTATTTCGACATCATCAACGAAAGTTGCAAGCTGTTAAAGGATAACCGCTTTGCTTGCTTTGTTGTTGGCGAAGTTAGGGATAAGGCTGGTAATTATTACAATTTTGTCGGCGATACCATTGAGGCTTTCCGACAGGCTGGCTTGCATTACTATAATGAAGCTATCCTAGTCACTGCGGTTGGATCGCTGCCAGTAAGGGCAGGGCGCCAGTTTGCGGCAAGTCGCAAGCTAGGCAAGACACATCAAAATGTTTTGGTATTTGTAAAGGGCGATGGCAAAAAGGCCGCAAATGAATGCGGCCTTGTTGAAGTCAATGTTCCTGATGCAGACGAGGACGCCGACTAAGCGTTGCAAATATGCGCATCGCGTCCTTGCGCTGTTACTGCATAAATCATAGTGCGGCCATCGTTTTGCTGGCGGCCATAATTAACGGCAGCATTAAAGCTGTCGAACTCTATACGCTTGAAGGTTTGCTGGATGCGGTTGCCGCGACATGCGGTAAAATAAGCTGCATTGTTAAAGCAATATTCTTCGTGTGGGTTAGTAAATTTAATATCAGTCATTTCGCTCTCCGTTGGTTATTTATCGAACATAATGAATGACTTGCGGGTTCTCGAGAGGTTTCTCATGGCAAAATCTAAAAAAACGCCGGAAGTTGTAAAAAACTTCCTGCAACGCATTAGCGAAGGGCGCAGTCATGCAAGCGTCTGCCGCGATGATGACATGCCTGATTGGGCGACCATATGGCGTTGGACTAAAGATGACCCAAAATTTGCCGCCGCTTTCGCTATCGCGAAAGAGGAAAGAGGAAACTATTACGGCGAAAAGGTCGCTGAGATTGCGTTGGCTGTTCTGGCTGGCAAGATCAAAGACAGCAATGCTGCGCGCGTTGCAATAGATGGACTAAAGTGGACGGCTGCAAGGATGGCGAGCAAGAACTTTGGCGATAGGATGCAAGTCGAACACAGTGCTGAAAGCAGCTACGTTGACGCATTGCGGGCAGTCAGTGAACGCATTGAGGTTGATGGGTTGGGTGACAAAAGCAAGCTATCGCAAGAATTACGCGCGCGAAGCGGCGAGGATGCCGATCAGGGCGGGCTGGTTCATTAGCGCTTCAGGTTGTTAGCCTGACGGTAATTGGCTGTCAGCAACGCTTGTGCGGCTATGGCGCTATGGTGGCGCTATGGCAGGCAGGGTTTGCCGGATATTTCAGCCGTCTTTTTTGCTGATATATATTTTGACCCCCCCCCTCGAAAATCAGGCGGGGCAGGAATATTTTTAGCCCATCCGCACACACCCGAACCGCCCCCCCCTTAAACAAAAGGGCAACAACCGGCACACGATGAAAAAAATTTTGGCAGACGCGCTTATTAAACTATGCGCGTTGGGATTGGGGCGGGCATTTGACTGATATACAAGACACCATTCTGAAGCTTCGGAATGACCCTGTTTTATTTGTTGAGCAAGTTATCCAAGCAAAGCCGCAGGCATGGCAACGCGAGGCATTGCAGGCAATTGCAAAGCACGACAAAGTTGCGGTTAAAAGCGGTCACGGCGTTGGCAAAACGGCTTTTGAGGCATGGACAGTGCTTTGGTGGCTGCTAACGCATTATCCCTGCAAAGTGGCAGTTACGGCTAACACGGCGCACCAGCTAAACGATGTTCTTTGGACAGAGCTTGATAAATGGGCGCGCAAGCTGCCTGACGGTTTTAAGGACTTGCTAGAGTTTAAGACCGACAAGATTAGCTTGAAGGGCGCCAGCGACAGTTTTGCGGTTGCTAGAACCAGCCGCAGGGAAAACCCTGAGGCGCTGCAAGGCTTCCATAGCGAAAACATGCTTTTTATATGCGAGGAAGCATCTGGAATCCCCGATGTAGTTTTCCAAGTTGGCGAAGGCTCGCTGAGTACCAAAGGCGCGAAGGTTATAATGTGCGGGAACCCAACCCGCGCAGATGGTTATTTTTACGATGCGTTCCATAGCGATAGGGCGCAATGGCATTGCATAACAGTGAGTTGCGAAGATGCTGACACAGTTTCGGAAAAGTTTATCGGCGATATGTCGGCAAAATATGGCAGCGACAGTAACATCTATCGCGTCCGCGTTCTTGGTGAATTTCCGACCCAATCGGATGA